TTTCTCTGAGATTCCACCTGTGTCTGTCTGCTGCGATTGACTTGTAATTCTCGCCATATTGAAACGATGCTTCAAAAGTGGGTTTATACACACCAACGCTACCGCACTGAGTACAAGGACGCTCCTTTTTCCTATCCGAAATAGAACACATATCAGTGAACTCGTGACCCTTTTCAGTACATTCATACTTATAAATTGGCATGTTAATCTCTAATTAATTCAGAATACCCCTCTCGTGAGAAAGGGGTACGCTTTACTAACTACTTACGCAGTAACTTTAAAAGCTACAGAAGCTTCAGCACGTAGCTCGCCTACACCATAGATAGTATCAGCAGTAAACAAGTCACCTAAGTATTCTTGTTTGTACTGAGTCTGTGTACGCACACCGACCTGTTCAGCAAGAACAGCAGCGTCTCTATGGAACATCAGACCTTCACGGTTTGAACCTGTAGTAGGAGCATTGTTACTAATGTATACACTCATACCGTAGATTTGTCCAAGCTTACCCGTCTTAATAGCATCACCAGAACCAATGAACTGTTGTTCAGTGAACCTGTCAATACCAAGAATAGAGTTAGCTGCTACTGGAGGTAGTACCAGTGAACGATTGTCCATAGGAACATCAGCATTATCTAATGCTAGAATCATAGCACGGATACCAGCATCAGTGATAACACCACCGGCACCTGAAGACCATGTAGCACCAGTAGAACCACTCACGAACGTACCGCCTGTCATTGTACCGAATAAATCAGTATCAACTTTAGTAGCAAGTGCGTGACCAGCATCATCAGTGTAGAACTTACGCATTGAGGCTAACGCCTGAACTTCAGCAATATCTTCAATTAGCTTAGAATACTCATAGTGAGTAGCAATGCTAATAGTTTTAAGAGTGTTAGCTGAGTCTTGTAGCGTAACTTGAGAGTTAGCTGCTTTAGCTGTCGCAACACCACGCGCAGGAATAGGGATGTTAATTGAATCACCCTTCTTACCTTTATGTGATAGTTTTGTTACTAGGTTTGCTAGTACCAAGCTTGATTTATATGCACCAATAACTTCATCCGACCAAAGTTCAGGGATGAAATTACCAGCAATTGCTCTAGTAGTTGTACTACCTGAGCCGTTAAATGAATTTGCCATTGTATTTCTCCATAATTATTGTTATTATTTCACCCTCCCTTCCGCATAAGCACTTTGAATTTCGTCACCCAAAGCCTCATATCTTGAAGGGTCTGTAATCTGTAGGTTGATTAAATCAGACCTACGATACATTTTCTTTCCACCAACCGAATCACCAGAAGAACGTGTCTCAGATGTTGTTTTCTTTAAAGCTTCTTGTCGTTTAACTTCTTCACCTGCCTTAACTTCCTGTGTTAGTTTATTATTGGAGATTAACTTCCAATTACTAAACAGTTCGTTAGCAGAATCAAAATCATACTCATCAGCTCTACGGAACAACTCCATCCGTACCTTGCTTTCTCCTATCCAATTCTGAAAGTCTTTATCCTGAACAACATCCATAAAATCTGGATGTGCTGCCTCTAACTGCGCGGTGTTAGCAGACTGTGCTTGTTCAGCTCGGACTCTCTTAGCCTCTAAAATATCTGGATGATTCTCTACTGCTAACTTGACCGCTTGTTCGGGGTTATCATAGAAAGTCTCCTCAAATGATTGAGGTGTTTCTTCGGTGGTAGTAACATTAGTCGCTTGTTGTTGAGCTTGAATCAGGGTTTCAATTAACTTCCGTTGTTCTCCAACTTCTTGTCCTTGTTTCCCTAATACCCTTTCAGCATTTAAGTGCATCTCAATAACGTCTTCTAAGGATTTCCCAGCATACTTCTCAGGAGGTTGGTACTCAGCTTCTGGTTGGGTTTCTGACTCTGTTAAAGCCTCCGCCTGTACCTCTTCTGATACTACTTCTTGATTTTCTGTTACCTGTTCACCTGTTGAAGGTGCTTCATCTACTACTATACTCATTTGTCGTCTCCGTCCCTATGGGATTATGAAGTTATTTAAAGTAGAGTCCTATGACTAGGATTGTTCTACCGCTAGCTTAGTTGAATATTCTAAAGTTTGTATATAATTTAGCATTTTCAACTTACCCTTGGCTTCCCAAAGGCTTTCAGCATCATTCATTGCGTCAATATCTCTAACGCTTTTCTCGATGTCGTTTAGTTCTGAAACCAAGTCAAGCCATCCCTCGGTTTCAAACATATCTAACCTATCACTTAAGAACTGTTCGTCTGTCTTCACTGTACAGTTGTAGGGATAGTTGATTTAACACCAGCAGCTCTCGCCTTTGCCAAGTTCAGAATAGTTTCTGACTTGAGATGCTCCATCTCTGGTATGTTACGTTGTGTTTCTGATACCTTGTTAGCGATGTCTGCCTTAATCTTCTCTAGATTAAGAACATCTCTCTGTAGTTTAAGTATCTTATCTTCAATTTCAATCTCATTAGGCATACTATTAGCTGCCTCAGCTTGCCATTTAATAGCTTTAGCTTTCTCTTCCTCTGCTTCCGCAAGAGTCTTCTGAATATCTGCCTGTGCCTTCTGAATCTGTAGGTCCATTCCAATAACCTCTAACTCTTTAGCTTGAGGATTAGGTTGATTACCTTGTAGAAGAGACTGTACTATCTGGTCTCTATTGTGAATACTAGAGTTCTGGAATAGAGCTAAAAGAATCACGTTAAACGCAGGAGAGTCTTTGGGAATAGCCTGTAGCATTTGTACCATCTGCTGCATCTCTAATTCTTTAGCCATTATACCCATCGTAGAGTAAGGTATAAACTTATAATCGTTTACTGGGTATCTATCTACATCAAACTGAATCTTTCTCCACATTGATTTGTTAATCATTGGGATTAAGAAGGTATTCTGGAAGTTCATCAACGTACGCTTCTGTCTTTTGATAGCAGCAGACTGCATCATAGACATACCAGAAGCAGTTTCTCTGTTTCCTGCTGCTGCGTCTGCTGAACCGGTACCCATCTGTACCATGTTTTGAAGTGAAGCGACCTGATTAAATGTAGAAGGGTCTGTGGTTCCCATATCCAAAGGCATGATAGCCTCACGTGGTGAACCATTCGTTAATATAGTTTTACCCGGTCTAACCTCAAACTTTACACCCCTAGGTAGGCGAGTAGCGTCTGCTGCCATCATAGGTGTGGTTGTTAATGCCAAGGAATCAATCCTTGCTCTCATCTCAGCATCTAATGCCTTCTGAGGGTTGTATCCTTTCTCGCATACACCTCTACCCCAGAACTTATTTGGGACAATATCGTGTTGGTAAGAGATGAAAGGTCTATCTTCCATCATAAATGCGTTCTCTTCTACTCTAAGAATGTATTCATCATTAACAATAGTAACTACTGCTTCAACAAGAACATCTTTCTTAGTGTATTCAAAGTCATCTTTATCTTTACTAGCCTTGAGGAATCGCTTAGGTACTTTACCCCAGTATTCAGTAATCTTAACTGAATCAGATTCATCTGCTTGTCTAGACTCAGGCTCGTAACCCATCTTAACAGTGCTATAATCACCATCAAGAGGAACATCACGGTAGATGCCTGACTGTATACCTTCGATAACATGGTATCTAGGTTTAATAACTTCGTGAGCAACACCTAACGCCTCGTTAATAGAGTTAGCAGAAGGGTCAATAAGGAATTCTTTGGGTGAGATAGGCTCTACTTTAACATCAATAGAAGGATATTCTACAATCTCTCTAGTAGTAGCTGTAGTTCCTGCAACAGGTACCGCAGCCGGCGCTCTCTCTAGGTTCTGTTCTACTACAATCTTACCAATACCAGTACCGTAGATAGCTGAATTAAGGAATACCTCACATACAGCGTCTTTAACACCTGTTTTCTCTAGGTCTTCTTGTAATAAGTTACGTACATACTCAGCATCCTGTGGTTGCTGGTCTAACATATCATCTTGTAAGTCGAACCACTTCCCTCTACCGAAGGTTGCTTCTTCTAGTTCAGCTACTGATGACTCTACCGCCTGTTGTAACGCAGGGGAGATGATGCGTGACTTCTCTGACCCACGAGTTCTATCACTCTCGACCCAAATACCACGCCATAGACGGTAATATTCATCCCATTTCTGTACGTAGTTAGTATCACGGTGAGTTCTCCAGCTATCTAGCCTGTAATTTAACCAGCTAGCAAGAGCTTGGTATTTAGTTTCTTTAGAATCGAACATTTAACCCTTTAAATATAGGTAATTCCTGCGGAGTATACCACAAAAACACGTTCAATATAAACTATCTTTAATATCCGGCTATTTCGTCTGTAGGTTCCCAGTCATCATCCATGTCTATAGAGTATGCGAAGTCTGATATAGCCACTTGGTCTATATATGCTAGTGAGTCGAGCATGTCATCATGGCTAAGGTGGTTAGGGAAGTCTAACATCTGTGATACAAAAGGTTTCCAGTCTCTATCTTCGTTAAAGGTTATCTGTCCGTGTTCCATCCTACCTTGTAAAGACCAAGTAATTCTCTCAGTCTTCTTTTTACCGCCATGACGTAGCTCATCTATATGTACAAACCTATTCTCACTCCTCATTTCGTCTTCTAAGTAAGGAAGTATAGCGTTCTTTAGAGAACCTGTTTCAATACCTACTGTAGTAGCTTGGTTTACTGAAGCAGCTTTTAGGATTTTCCTTGCTGTATCTTTAATACTCCATCTTCCATGTAGTATATCTTTAACATACCATTTATCTCTCCAAACTTTAACGATAGCGATAGCTGTTTCGTCTAATTTAGAGCCTTTAATTCCTCTTTCTTTCTCAACCGCTTCAAAGCCAGCAGGGTCCACAGCAATAACATAGTTACCTTCCTCGGGTTCTTTCCCAGTTAGAAACCATTCTTCCTTAAAGATACCACCAGAGAATGTTTCAAATGATGCTTCAAACTCTTGTCTGAAAGCCATAGAGGACATAGACCTTTTAGCAGCTTCGATTTCATCTGCTGCTATATAGGGGTTATCAGTAGAGTTAAAAGAGAAAGCTTCCCAGTCATCCTCGTTATGTGCTTCTATCCATAAATCATAGAAGTGATTCTTCCCCGCAGGTGTACCAATGAATAAAGCACCACCTCTAACGTCTGCCAGAGTCGGTCTTATTATCTGTTCCCATACCACAGGCTTCATACTGGCATACTCATCAAGTACGACGTGAGCTAATCCCACACCCCTGAGCGTATCCGGTCTATCCGAACCCTTGAGGAATATCTTCCTGCCATTAATAAGGGTTAATCTAGCTGTATTCTCGTAAGCATCTTTAATAACATCCTTACCTAAGTCTTTTAACATACCCCACATAATGTCTTTAGATTGTTGAAACGTAGGACCTATGTAGAATACATCTTTACTATCGGACTGTAAAGCTTTAATAAGGAGAATCCAAGCAGCTAATCTACTCTTACCAAACCTACGTCCGGCACTAACTACCTTAAACCTAGCCTCGGAGTTGAATATCTCCATCTGAGCTGGATGTAGCTCAACATTAATCTCAGCCATTATCTCTTCTCTATATGTGAAGCATATTCTGCAAATGTCTCTTCTTTTATTAGAAACATTGTCTTAGGAACAGTATCTCCCCCGATAGGTCCAAAGTCTTTTTCTTCTATTCCCTCAATCAAGACACACTCCTTTATAGCTTCAGGTGTAATCCAATATAACTTCTCTAAAGTCATATACACCCACCAAGTAGCTTTTGTAGTTGTTAAAGCAGAAGGCTTTCCATTAAAAGATGTTTCTATAGCTACGTTACCTGTCTTACCAGAAACTCTATCACCTTTAACTTCTACACCTATGTCTTTCTCTGGTATGTAAATGTCCCACTCTTTACAATAACCCTCTATCTTATAAGCTTGAGGATACTTTACTTTAATCTTTTCTAGAACAATACGTTCTAAACCCTCACCAAACTCTAAGTCTTTTTCAAATTGATTCATTTAAGTTGACCCCTCTATTGTCCTTCTAGCTCCTCTACTACCTCAGCTAGCACACTATCCTCAGACTTACCTCTTACCTGCTTTAACTTCTTATTCTTAGCTTTCTCTTGAATCTGTTCAGTAGTACCTACATTAATAACAATACCACCATCGTCTTTCTTATGGCTAATCTCAACAGCTTTAGTTGTAGGAACAATCCTATCCATACACATCTTTAAACAATGAACATCACCTTTGAGAGCTTTATCTATAATAACTTGAACAATCTCAGGACCTCTTTCTGTTAATAACTCCCTAGACAGAACAGTCCATTTATTCATACTACCCTTAGGTCTACCATTAGGGTTTAAAGGAGCCATACCTTTATACAGCTTAGGGTTTCCTTTATTTAGTTTACGACCATCATTCTCTTTCATAGAATAACCTATAGTTAATTAATAAGGAGAATTATAGCATAGATAGAGAACAGCTAAAGGTTATTATTTAACAATAACCATATAGTGTTATAGAGTACTTAAGTATACTTAAGTTGTTCGCTAGTAGAGGTTTCGTTCTTCTTCATTATAACAACTAGGTAGCAAAGCTGCTAAAGGAGGAACGAAGTGACTAGGAACGGAGTGACTTAACCTAGGTAGAACACTTTCAATAATCATCAACAAACTACCTCTGTATCGCGAGTAGTCTTAAGTAGCGAACCTAAGAGGAATAGATTGTAGCATACTTTTCTTCTCTTGTAAATACTTAAAATCATTTAAGTAGCAAACTTAGAATAATATTCTACTATACACCGTAATAAGAAATAATATTCTACAGTTCCCCTGTTAGCTAGAATTCTCTTCTCATCTAGAGGTGATAACTCAAATCCTCCTGCCATCTAGAAGTGATTGTTTATATATAGCACTGGCATGGCTCACGGGTCCCCCCGGGTAGGTCTCAAGTCCCGCTGTAGAATCCGTAGTGGTTCTTGTGA